ATTAAAGAAGATACGGTATAAACTTTATTAAACTGAAATTCATAGAACGTGTCTTCGCAATCAATAATTTCATTAAGTCTGTTAATCTTATTTTGTGATACAAAACCATTTGTATACCCACTCCAAGCCAATCCAAAATAATACGAACTTTGTTGTTGATTATATAATTTTTTACCTGGACTATTATCGGGGAAATTACGGTATATAGAAGGGTCTGTTATATCATTCTCCCATCCATATTCTTTAACGTTAGGAACTAAATAATATGCCCTCCTTGTCTCTAAAGTTAAATCATTTGGCTGTGTCCACTTAACTTTGAAACGATATTTTGCCTTTGTTGGAATTCCTACTGTTGGGTCGTTTGACAATACTTTCTCCCCAAATTCATTAGTTACAAAATAATCTAAGTTCATAGGTAATTCTATTAACCACGTACCTGAACCGTCAATAACATTTCCTGATTGTTCTAATTCGTATTGTTCTAAAACAGGGTTACCATCACTATCTTGTCGTATTGTTTGTCTCAAGGCTAATATTTGACCAGGAGATGTTGTTAGTCCACACAAATTACCCATGTTATCTTTCGGAAATCCGTTGAACTTAACTCTTAAATTATCAGGAGAAGAGAATATAGACCCCATGAATACTGATGTTGGTTGTATATCAACATTTGCATCATCTCTTAAGTCAAAGTCTAATCTGTTTACCGCAATCTGACAAACTGTTGGGTCTCCCCACAACGGAGATACGTCAATGAATTTGGTTAAGTTAATAATTTGAGGTAAAGAAGTTAAATCGGTTGATGTTCTAAATTTACTTCCCGCAACTTGAGCCTCACTTGCAAGACCCATTCTAATTAAATCTTGAGGTGTTAATGAAAACTCTCCGATGTCAGATAAATCAACATCCATGACAATAGTTTGTTCCCCTAATGGAACTCCCATTATCATGTAATCACCACTCTCGTTTGTTTTGGCTGTGTATCTGTAGTATTCGTCAAAAATTTCAACTGCAGTAGAACCCGTAAGAGCGTCAGACCTTGTAGGTAGAGTTCCTGTTGCAGCGTGTTTTGAATAAGATTTTTCGTAAGGTAAAAGGTTATATCGATACCCGTCTTCATTTTTATCTTTTGGAGACTTGTATGGGTAGATACTTGAAATTAATGGGTTTGATTCGTCAACTGCGGTAACAGGTATAAATACAGAAACTCTGGCATTTGGTATACCTAATCCGTTATTGGCGGTTACCCTACCAACAAGAACACCATAGTCAGAACAACTTCTTGTGTAGACATCTGACTGTTGTATCTTTAATGATAAAATTTCTAAAAACTCAAACTCTTGGTCTAATTGGACGTTGATTGTCTTATTGATTCCGAGTTCGGTTCTAATCCTATATGATTGACCCATGTAATACCTTTAATTTATAAATAGTTTATGTGTTATTTTTAAAGTATGAACACACTCTTTTTAAATTATAAACTAAACGATTCGAGAATAAACCTATTAAGAGAAGGTAACTGATTGGAAGTTTTTAACTGAAACTCTAATGTCTTTGTTTGGATAACGAATTTGATATACTTGTGAAGGTTGAGCAAATACCGTATCATCCACAGGAGCAATTTCTTTAGTCTCAGGGTCTGAGTATTCCATTGAAGTTTCTGCTGAAGAATATTGTCCTCCAACATTGTTGTATACATTAAGTCCCGCAACAGTTAATACCCCGTTTTGGTTTTGTACAATACTTCTTAATTCAGAAAGATATACGTTTTGACCCAATTCTCTTACTTGAGGATTAAAGTACGCTGAAATCTTATCAACAACATCGGCAATAATTTGTCCTGAATTTTGAGCAGAATCTAATACAATCTGAACATCAACACTAAGGTCAATAACCTCAGCAGTTAAGATTGAAATGTAGTCATTCATCATTCTATAATTTGACAGATATGTTGCAACGTTTTGTCTTAAAGTGTCAGATACAATATTGGTTAACTTACCTGAAGTATCGTAAGATAGTAATTGAATTAATATCTTGTTATTGTTTTCGGTGATTGAAACCTTTGCAGGTGCCCCAAATTCCGCTGGCATGTTTCTAATAAGAGCTTCGTAATCTTGAACAGTAACCGCTCTTTTCTGAGCCGAGAAGTTAAACGATACGTAGTTTCTAATTTCTTCTAAAGATGGAAGACCTGCTCCACCAATAGCTGCAGTTACGTTAGTACATCTTAATGAATTAACAACTGAAGAGTTTGTTAATTCTGAAGGACCATTCACATAGAATGATACAGTACCAATCTGATTAATTACGTTGGTACCTAAGTTTGTTGCTAAACCACCACCCACTCTGTACTGAATAAATAATGTTGAGTTTGGAACTAACGCAGAACCTAACGAGAAGTTGTTTGAATATCTTTGTAAGTCTAATGTGGTACCTAATGTTGTGAATTGGTCTAACGCGTCTTGTGCTGTGTTTGTACCACCACCAAATGTCATTTTCTTAAATCCTTCAGGAGTGTACTCACTAATGAATCTATTTTGAGTTTGAATGTATCTACCAACTTTAATACCTGGCTGGTCTGAAACTTTTGTTGGGTCTTCAACAAATACTCTATCTTCAGCTAATGCATCTACCTCGTACCATTTGTTTGATACTCCTAAAAATTCTGCGGCTGTAGGAATGTTTGTGTATTCTGTTCCACTCTTAAGTAAAACACTTGTAATACCTAAAACGTTCTTTTCAGGTAAGAATAGTTCAAAGAATGGTCTAACATCGTTTGGACTAATAACCCTTTTGAATACTTTAGTAATACCATTAACAACTAATTCTCTTTTAGTTATAGTATAATTAATTAATACGTTATTGGCATTGAAGTTAGGTATTTTTAACCTATTTGGGAATCCTTGAGCGTTGTAAGGTGAAGTAAAATCAATATCATAAATGTTTTCAAATACAATACCCGCGCCAGTTACTTGTGAACCTCTTGTTAATGTTCCCAAATATCTTTCATCCTCTTTATCACCAAACGCTGGTACTGTGATTGAGAAATCTACAAGGGCAACTGAAGGTCTTTGACCTGGCAATTTTAAACCATAGGTTCTTGCAATGTTGTAAATTGAAGACCTTTGTTGTGCGTATTGAAGAACAGTTTCTTGAATACTTCTATCGATATGATAGTGTAAGTTATCGGCAACCGCAGCATTTAAATCAATAAACACAGAGAATACCGATGCATCGTTAAAATCCTGTATAAGTTCAGGATAATATGTTTTTACATAGTTTAGTAATTCAGTTCTTATTCCCTGATAGTCTCTGGTTGTATATGATATTTTACGATTTGCCATCTATATTAAATATTGATAATTACAAAATCACTCTGAGCAAATGTATTCGCCTCTACTGAGTAATCGATTTTAATTTTTGCGGTATATTCTGATGTCCCTTTTCCTGGAAATCTATAAATTGGTGACTCACTACTACCAACAATGTTTTGACCTTCTGCAATGTCAATTTCTTCCATTGGGTCAGCAGGCGTAATTGAAATGTTATTCAATAATAAATTTGGCATGTAGTTTCCAACCGCTTCTCGAATATCCGATTCAATTGCGTCAAACGTAAGTCCATCAAAAGGTTCAAATAAAAACTCATATAACCTTGTACCAAAATCAGGTAAATAATAACGTGTGCCCTTTCTTGTTAATAACAAGTGAATCAAATCGGCCTTAATCTCTTGAGCTTCAAACTCAGTTAATTGCAAATAATCACCTCTTCTAGAATCTCTAAAAGGAAAATTAAGACCATATGTAGTTCCGTCTGCCATAACTATAAATATAATACCCTGGTTTTTCCTTATAAATAGATTAAAATAAATAATCCCGATGTTGGTCGGGATTATTTAATGTATTAAGATGAACAACCGAAACACTCGATTTCGATTCCTTCAGGTTTTGGTGGTAGGTTCATATCACTATAATCTACTTTAGGAATTTCAACCGTAGGTTTTGATTTCTGTATTTTTGATACATCAACCGCTAAGTGTTTAGCTCCTGTTGAAATTGCCTTGGTTCTAACATAGTAACATAAAGTCTTTAATCCTTTCTCCCATGAGTGGAAGTGTGATGAAGTAATTTTAGACAATGTTGGATTACTCATATAAATGTTCATTGATTGTGATTGGTCAATAAACGGAGCTCTGTCCGCCGCCATGTCAATCAATTCTCTTTGAGAGATTTCCCAAATTGTTTTATATTTTGGAATCAAGTGTTCAATTCTCTTAACTTTTTTATTGTAGTTTCTGTCTTCAGGGTCAAGGTATTGGTTAAAGTTAATGTTTTGAATAGAACCCTCATTCATGATAATTTCGTTTTTCAAGTCTTCACACCATACTCCAATTTTCTCAAAGTCATTAATTAAGTACTTGTTTACAATCATGATTTCACCACCAACAACTCTTCTGTTAAATAACGCAGAGTGAGCTGGTTCTGTCATTTCAAATGAACCTGTGATTTTAGCTGAAGATGCAACTGGCATCTGAGCTGTGAATAAAGAGTTACACACTCCGTATTCTTTAACTTCTGTTTTTAAGGTATCCCAATCTAAAAATAATTCAGATTCGTTTAACCCCCACATATCAAATTGGAATACACCTTTTGACATTGGTGACCCTTTGAAAAATTTATATGGTTTTCTAATGCCTCTTTTACATAAGTCATTACTTTCAGTGATAGCTGCGAAGTAGATTGCCTCAAATATGTTTTTATTTAAAACTTTAGCCTCTTCAGATGTGAAGATGTAATCCATTAAATAGAATACGTCCGCCAACCCTTGAGTTCCAATAGCAATCGCTCTTTGTTCAAGTCCACCTTTTAATCCTTTTTCTGTTGAATAGTTATTCTTATCGATTACGTTGTTCAACGCTCTTACCGCTTTTCTAACTTCTTCAATCAATAACTTATAATCAAACTTACCATCAACAATAAAGTTTTTCAATACGATAGATGATAACGTACAGATTGCAGTTGTCTCTTCATCAGTGTATTGGTAAATCTCATTACATAAGTTTGATTGTTTAATCACACCAATGTTTTGATGATTAGTTTTCTTATTAGCACTATCCTTAGCACATAAATAAGGAACTCCTGTTTCAACTTGAGATTCAATAATTTTATTCCAAATCTCTTGAGCTTTAACTTTTCTACCGATACCTGCGTCAATCGCCTTTTGATAGTTTTCTTCGTATTCGTCACCATAACATTCTTGTAATGGTTTGATACCAGCTTTAATAATTTCGTTAGGACAGAATAAGTACCAATCTTCATTGTTCTTAACCGCTCTCATGAAGTTATCAGGAATCCATAAAGCAGTAAATAAATCTCTCGCTCTTAATTCCTCAGCACCTGTGTTCTTTTTAATTTCTAATAAGTCCATGATATCTCTGTGCCATGGTTCTAAATAGATGGCAGCACTTCCAGGTCTTCTTCCTTGTTGGTTAAAGAATCTTAATGACTCATTAACAATTTTTAAGTATTTCAACAATCCACCCGCAAATCCACCTGATGATTTAATTCTACTTTCTTTACTACGAATGTTAGACATTGATAGTCCAATTCCCGCAGCGTCTGAAGAATAAGTTGAGATGTCATTCAAGGTTTTCAATAGACCTTCTCTCGAGTCAGAGTTGTTGTAATGTAACACACAAGACGCTAATTGAGGTACTCTTGTACCCGCATTAATCATAATAGGTG